GCATTCTCCGCACACGCTCCGGGACCCCATTCGTGGCCCCCAGCAAGGTTTATGTGGATTATGAGACGGACTGCCTGCGGCAAATCAAACGGCCTTACAACCCCATCACAGCCCGCGTAAACGTGCGGTGCGTGTACTACATGGCTACCCGGCGCAAGGTTGACCTTGCAAACCTCATCGAGGCCACCTGCGACATTCTGGTGAAGGCCAAGGTTCTGGCGGACGATAACAGCCAGATCGTGGCCGCTCACGATGGCAGCCGGGTGGATTACGACAAGAAAAACCCCAGAGCAGAAATCTGGATCGAAGAAATGGAGGCAGATACATGATCCAAACCTGGACACCTGACACCGACACACCAAAGCCTGACAGCGGCGTGGACTACCGCACCGTCAAATCGTGGTTCCAGCAGTGCAGAGATCTGGCGGAGCAGGTCGAGGCCCAGAAGCAAAAGATCCAGCGCATCCGGGACACTGCCGAAAAGTGCACCCAGAGCATGAGCGGGATGCCGATGGGCGGTGGAACCGGTGACAAGGTGGGCTTTGCCGTAGAGAGAATCGACACAGAAGAGCGGAACCTCAAGCAGATGGAGCTTGATCTCTGTGAACTGCGCATCGAGGCTGCCCGGCGGGCCTACTGCCTGAGCGGGTCTGCTCGGTCTGAAAAGCAAGCAAAGTGCATCTGCGGCTGGTATATCGACCTGAAGCCCCAAAAGAAGATCGCGGTGGACGTGGGCTTGTCCAGAGACAATTCGGTCTCTACCTACATCCACGAGGGGTTTGACGCTTTGGCAGAAATCTGGGAGGATGTACAAAACGACCATTGAAAGCGCTTTGATTTCTACGCTTTATTTGAATCGTTGTGAAACACATGTGAATCGAAGTGTGGTAAAATGACTACAAGCGGAACCGCGCAAAGCGGTGCGCCGCTTCTCAGCAGCTTCCAAAGCGCGGCCCCATATGAATTCTCCTTTCGTTCATGCCGCTTAACGCTTTTCGCTTTGACACCGTGCTTTGCGGGCTGCTTCTATGCGAGAAATGGAGTCCAGACCGACCATGGAGGTTTAGGCGCAGTTCAAGTCTGCACTCTCGCACCGAACGCCGCAAAGTCTGTAACGCGGCAGGTCTGACGCATGGAGTGATTCACCACCGGTGTGCGGGTGGGTGTGGAATTCTTGAAATCTTGCCCACACCCTGAAACCTCCGCCCGTAAACAGCAGCACCGGAAATCCGAGCGGGCCAGCATGCCCCGCAGGATGTGCGTCAACTCAAGCAGCCCCGGCGGCGAACCGTGGGCTGTTTTTATTTGCTATATGGCCGCCTGAGCGCAATGTGGAGCGCGGTGCGTGTGTGTAGGCACGGCTGGTTCGATTCCAAGGGCGGCTTTTTTATACTCCAGTAGCTCACAAGTGGTAGAGCAGCGGTCTCCAAAACCGCAGGCTGCAGGTTCGAGCCCTGCCTGGAGTGCCAGACTTTGCATGACCGGGGGGACGGCATGCAGAGAGTAGCGGGGCATCTGGCCGCGAGAGTTCCGGATGCAGCGGCAACGTCTTACTGTCCGGTAAAAACAGATAACGGCGTTGCTGCTTATATTATGCAAAAAGCCCCGCCAAGCGGCAGGGCTTTGAATTACAAACCTTTGATCTGGTTGAGAAGTGCGGCACGCAATGCGTCCGTTTCTTCATCGGTTTCAGGCTTGTTCGGGTCTTCCGGGATATATTCCAGTATATCGCCGGGCTGACAATGAAGCACTTCACAAATTTTGTCAAGCGCCCCAACGGGAAACTGCTTGATAGTGCCAAGACAGATTGCTGATATGGTAGGCGGTCTAATCCCGGTAGCTTCTGCGAGTTCCTTTTGGGTCATGTTTGCGTCTGCGAGCAAAGCCTTCAAGTGATAGCGAATCGACATCTTTAACACCTCTTTATTCTGTTTCGAACGGGATATATTCAAGTATGTCCCCCGGCTGGCATTCAAGTAGCCTGCAAATTGTTTCGAGGTTCGACCACGAAAGTTGCCCACCATCACGCAATTTTTGCAAGGTTGACTGGCTTAACAGATTTTCTTGACGGATTCTCGATGTGTTGTAACCGGCTTGTTTCAACGCATCAAGGACATTTATTTTGAACTTCAACGGCATAAGCTCACCTCCTATTACATCTCTAGTATACAGGATGATTTGCACGAAAACAAGTGCAAAAGCAACCAAAGAAAAGACTAAAGTTAGTGCAAAATGTCAATATACTTGCACGAATATTAGTGCTATACTATGTCTTGTGAGCAAGAGGAGCGGAAAGGAGGCCGCCCATGAAGTTCAAAGAATTTCAACAGATGAACCGTGACGAACAGCGCGAGAAGTTTGAACAGTACAAAAAAGAGTGGTTAGCCGCTCGTAACAGCTAACCACTCGTAGGTCAGAGAAACCAGTTTCAGAAAAGCTCCTCTTACTCACATTTTATTTTATTTGAAAACAAAAGTCAAGTAGAATGTGAGGTTTTTACAATGAACTATCCTGTTACCAAAGAATTCTTCCTTCGTTCATCGCATATGGAAGAATCGGATCTCAATGATAGTCTGAAGGGGCTCATCGATGAAATTTGCCGACTTGTGAATCAGGCTTATGCTGATGGCATGGCCTTTAGCAAAAAGGAGAAAGTAAAATGAGCAACATTCAGATTTTCAACTACCAGTCCAACGAAGTCCGTACCGTGGAGCTGAACGGTGAGCCGTGGTTCGTCCTGAAGGACGTGTGCGCGGTGCTGGGTCTTGCAAGCCCCCACAAGGTTGCCGAACGACTTGACGAAGATGAGCGGAATCAGATTCCGCTCACCGACAGCATGGGTCGTCAGCAGGAAAGCACGGTTATCAACGAATCCGGCCTGTACAACGTCATCCTGCGCAGCGACAAGCCGGAGGCCAAGCCCTTCCGCAAGTGGGTCACGTCCGAGGTGCTGCCGTCCATCCGCAAGAACGGTGGGTACATCGCCGGGCAGGAGCAGCTTACCCCGCAGGAGCTGATGGCAAAGGCTCTGCTTGTGGCAAACAAGACCCTTGCAGACCGGGAAGCCCGCATCTCGGAGCTGACAGTGCAGAACAACATCATGGCCCCGAAGGCTGAGTATTTTGACGAGCTGGTAGACCGGAATATGCTTACCAGCTTCCGGGATACTGCAAAGGAACTTGGCATCAAGCCGAAAGCTTTTGTTGACTGGCTGCTTGCTAAGAAGTTTATCTACCGTGACCAGAAGAACAAGCTCATGCCACGCGAGGACAAGAACAACGGTCTGTTTGAGATCAAAGAAGCCAAAAACGATAAGACCCAGTGGTGCGGCGTGCAGACGCTTATCACTCCCAAAGGCCGTGAAACGTTCCGGCTGCTGTATCTGTAAAATTTAGTTTTTTACCCTGCCCCGCACCGGGGCGGGGTTTTATTATGTCTTGATTTAGGAAGGTGGTGGCAGTGGGTGCGCAGCGGTTGACAGACAAGCAGAAAAAGAAGATCATTGCGGACTATGTGCAGCTGCAGAACTACACCAAGACCGCCAAGCTCAATGACGTGGCTGAAAGTACCGTGCGGAAGATCGTGAAGAGCAATCCGGACTGTGCGAATCAGTGCGACATAAAAAAAGAGCAGAATACCCAGGATATGCTCTCCTACATGGACAGCAAGAAAGAGCGCGTTCAGGAGATCATAGACGTTTATCTCGGTGTCCTGACCGACCCGGAGAAACTGGAAGGGGCGACCCTGCAGCAGATCACCACGGCGCTGGGCACTCTGATTGACAAGTGGACGGTCATTGATGATCGCAAGAAGGGCGACTCCTTCCACCAGACCGTAGAGGATGACCCCATCACCAAGAGCTTGAAGGAGGAGTTTAAGAGATGAGCTTCTCCCCGAAGCAAAAACAGATCCTGACCTTTCCCTATGAAAGCGACTATGATGCCCTGATCTGTGACGGCGCGGTGCGTTCCGGCAAGACCTCCATCATGTCTTTGTCCTTCGTGCTCTGGATGATGGCAGAATTTAACCATTGCTCTTTCGCTTTTTGCGGCAAGAGCGTGGGCGCGGTGGAACGCAACATTGTTCAGCCGCTTCTGTCTGTCCGGTACTTGCAGCAGCAGTTCCAGATCACCTACAACCGCAGCGGCCACGTTCTCACGGTGCAGCGCGGCAGCAAGGTAAACATGGTGTACCTGTTCGGCGGCAAGGACGAAAGTTCTTACATGCTCATTCAGGGCATCACGCTGGCCGGGGTGCTTCTGGACGAGGTGGCGCTCATGCCCCGCAGCTTTGTGGAGCAGGCGCTGGCCCGATGTTCTGTCACCGGTGCCAAGTTCTGGTTCAACTGCAACCCGGAGAACCCGGAGCACTGGTTTCGCAAGGAGTGGATCTTACAGGCCAAAAAACATCGGGCGCTGCATCTGCACTTCTTGATGGACGATAACCCGTCACTGGATGAGCGCACCCGGGAACGCTACCGCAGCATGTACAGCGGCGTGTTCTATGAACGCTACATTCTGGGCCGCTGGGTGATGGCCGAGGGCCTGATCTACGATATGATGGACACCACGGCAAACACCTACTGCCCGCAGGACGCACCGGTGGGATTCAAAAGCCTTTCCACCCGTACCATTACATGCGACTACGGAACCACCAACCCGACCGTCTACCTCGATGTATACGATGACGGCGAGAAAGTCCGAGTGCATCGGGAATACCGGTGGGACAGCCGCCAGGAACACAGGCAGAAAACAGATGAAGAGTATGCCGATGATTTCATGGAGTTTATGGGGAAAGACCCCTGCGCTGCCATTGTTGACCCGGCGGCAGCATCCTTTATCACAGCTCTGCGCCAGCGCGGCGTTTATGTGATAGAAGGAAACAACGACGTGCTGAACGGTATCCGCAAGTGCAGCACACTCCTTTCCCACCGCGATCTGCTGATCTCCACCGACTGCGAGGGGCTGCTGGATGAACTCGGAACATACCGATGGGACGATAAAGCCGCCCTCATGGGCGTGGAAAAGCCCATCAAACAGCAGGACCACGGCCCGGATGCCCTGCGCTACTATATCAACTCACTGCCTGATTGGAGGTTTGAACGTGTCCAGACGTAACAAAAACCGCCCCGCCGGGGGCACAGAGAAACCGATGACGGCCACGCTGGACGCTTTCTCCAACCCGCTGTTCTCGCTGGGGTACGGCTCACAAAGCCCGCTGGAAGCAACGGAATACCCGCTGACCCGGATGACGGACAACTACGCCCTGCTGAACAGCTTGTACCGCAGCAACTGGGTGGTGCAGAACGTGGTGGGCTTGCTCGTGGACGATATGCTGCGAGAATGGTACGACCTCAAGAGCACCACACCGGAGCAAGGAAAGGCAATCCAGACTGTGGAACGCTCCACCCGGCTCCGTGATCGTGTGAGCACCGGCCTGAAATGGGGCCGCCTGTATGGCGGTGCCGCCGGGCTCATCCTCATTGACGGGCAGGAGGACCTTTCCCGCCCGCTGGATGCCGAAGCGATTCTTCCCGGCAGCTTCCGGGGGCTGTACATCCTCGACCGCTGGCAGGGAATCAGCCCGGATGCAGGCCTGACCTTTGAGGGCGGAGAGCTTGTGCCGGAGTACTACAGCATCAACGATGCCGCCGGGCACACTGCTGCCCGTGTCCATCACTCCCGCCTTGTGCGTTTCGTGGGCAGAGAACTTCCTGATCTGGAACGGCAGGCAGAGCTTTACTGGGGCGAATCCGAGGTGGAAGCGCTCTATAACGACGTGGTGGCCCACGACAACGTAAGCGCCAACATGGCCGCTCTGACCTTCCAAGCGAACGTCAACACCATGGAGGTAAAGGGCCTGGAGCAGCTGCTTTCCCTGTCCAGCCCGGACGTGCAGCGGCGTTTCTGGAACACCATGCAGGCCCAGAAGGTCCTGCGTTCCAATTTCGGAATGCAGCTGGTGGAGCAGGGAAACAAGATCAACAACACCCAGTACACCTTTGCTGGCCTGTCTGACGTATACGAGTGCATGTGCCTGAACCTGTGCGGTGCGTCCCACTACCCCATGACCAAGCTGTTTGGCCGTTCCCCGGCGGGCATGAACGCCACCGGCGAAAGCGACCTGAAAAACTACTACGACTATGTGGACACCCTGCGGGAAAGCAAGCTGCGGCCCATTCTGGACAAGCTGCTTCCGGTGGTAGCCCGCAGCGCAGGCATTGAGCAGCTTGACCTTGATGTAACGTTCCCGCCGCTGTGGACACCCACTGCCAGCGAGACGGCCACGATCGCCAAAGAAAAAACCGATGTCATCATTGCGGCGTTTCAGGCCGGGCTTCTGGACGCAGATGTGGCAATGCGTGAGCTCAAAAAGCTGGAAGATGAGACCGGACTGTTTGGCTCCCTGACAGACGAGCTGATTGCCGCAAAGCAGGGCCAGACCTATCAGGACGTGACCGCCCTGCGCGACCCGCTGGCGGGGCTGTTGACAGAAAAGACGCGGGAAGATACTGAGGAGGGCAAATAATACATGCCAACCATTGCAAGAGCATCCCCTGAGCGGGAGCTGCAACGCCTGATCCGGCTTTATCTCAAGGCTGAGACCGATATCATCAACGAAATCGGCCGCCTGCGCAGCCGTGGGCTTGTGGACTATCACGCCGTGGCCGCGCTGGAACGGGTGCAGGAAATTCTCCGAAAGCTGGAAACGGATGAATGGGAGTATGTGCCCCGCATGGTCGAGGCGCAGTTTTACGTCCATCACCCGGAGGCCCGGGCGATTCCCGGCGAGACCTCGGAAAAGCACCTGCGCGGCTACACCAACGCCCAGAGCCTCACCAGCACTCAGACGGATATCGTGCAGAAGCTCACGATGAACCTCATGGGCCAGCTGGTGGACGGGAACATGACGGTGCTTTCCACTCTGCAAAGCGCCCTTTTGGGCCGGACTGAGCCGGACGTTTACCGGCGGGTCGGTCTTGAGCAGGTGGCAGCGCAGCAGGCTGTGGGCCGGGGCATCAACCGGAGCGTCCCCGCCTTTGTGGATGCTCTGCGTCGGGAGGACGTGACGGCGTTCACGGACAAGGCGGGGCGGAATTGGAGCCTGCACACCTATGCCACCATGGTCTCCCGCACCACGTCTCGGCAGGCTGAAATCCTGTCTGTGGTGACGCAGGACGAGGGGCAGGATTTATATCAGATCAGTTCCCACGGCACAACCTGTGCCCTCTGCGCTCCGTATGAGGGACGGGTATACAGCAAGAGCGGTAAAGACCCGCACTTCCCTCCGCTTTCGGATGCCTTCGGCAAAGTAGACCCCGCCGGGCCGAATGACCTGACGAACAGCTGGCTGAATATCCACCCGAACTGCCTGCACGCCCTTCGTCCATGGACACCCGCCGGGCGAACGGAGAAAGAGCTGGAGCAGATCCGGCGCTTTTCTGACCCCACAACAAACCCCTACAGCCGAGACCCGCGCACCAAGGCACAGATTGAGGCTTACCGCAAAAAGGAGCAGGGGCGCAACCGCTGGCTGCGGGATTACCGCCAGTGGGAAAATTACCGCACGGCTCTGGGGGACAAAGTGCCAAAAACCTTCGAGACCTTCCAGCGGCACAAGCTGGCAGATGACGAAAAATATCACAAATGGATGAACGCATACAGAAGCGGAGGTGATGCCGATTGATTGCGTACTATGGAAGCAAACTGAGCCCTCACATGACGGAAACGCCGGAGGGCTTTTTGATTTGTCACGATGTCAAAATCGCCCGTACCGGCACTCAGAACTATCTGGCCCGGGAGATCGGGCTGGACGGGATGCCGGAGCGTGTTCTTCAGGTGACACGAAGCGCCGAGGATGTGTTTGACCCGGCGGCAATGGCCAGCTTTGAGGGCAAGGATGTCACCAACACCCATCCCTCGGAGATGATCGTGCAGGAAAATCAGGCCGCCTACTCCAAAGGCCACGCAGAGAATGTTCACCGAGTGGGTGATTATCTGGTGGCTGACCTGTACCTGAAAGACCCAACGCTGATCTCAGAGGTCAAGAACGGGGCCATGCGGGATGTGTCCTGTGGCTATTACTGCCAGTACGAGGCAGACGGTGCAGGATACCGGCAGACCCATATCAGAGGAAATCACATCGCCATCGTGCCCCGTGGGCGCGCTGGCCGTGATGTCGCAATAAAAGATAGCGCCGCCGAACTTCCGGCGGAGAAAGGCAAGGTAAAACACATGAGCAAGAGCAAGAGTTTGCTGTCTCTGTTCGGTCTGGCGGCAAAGAATGCAGCCCCCGAAGAGCTTGACAGCATGGTGGAGACCGCTGCCGCAGCGCTGGATGCAGCACCCGCCGTTCCGGCGCAGGATGCAAACCCCGCTGAGAAAGCAGCGCCCGCTGACACCCAGAACACCGCGGTTCTGGATGCACTGAACAACCTTTCCGGCAAGCTGGATCAGCTGATCGCTGCCAACGCCAAAAAGGCAGAGGACAAAGAGCCGGAAGACCTGGACAAGGTGATCGCTGAAATGTCCGGCGAAAAGTCTGACAAGAAGGAAAAGAACGAGGACGAAAGCGGTTCCACAACCGTTTCCGCTGATGACGAGTGCGCAAAGCCTGCCGCCAATGACAGCGGTCTGGCTCTGCTGAAAGCCATGCGCCCCATCATCAACGGCATTCAGGACAAGGCCACCCGTGATGCCCTGTCCAAGACCCTGATCGAGCAGGTCAAGGGTACCAGCTCCGTGGATGCCATCGCAAAGGCTGCGCAGGACAGCGCCGCCGCTGCCGCCAGCGCATCCGGTAAGAACCGGTATGAGCAGGCGTGCCAGGCTTCCCAGTCCGCTTATAACGACCGCAATCCCCACATGAAGAAGGAGGGCTAAAAAATGTCCCTGAACACTCAGATTATCGGCAAGACCATGCCCCACGGCTTTGCTGGCACTTATGCCCGCCAGCCGGATATGATCGTCAACACCCGCCCCGTTGGCGGCACCGAGAACATCCCCTTTGGCACTGCCCTGAAGTATGACAGCGGCAAGGTCATCGTGATGGGCGGCACCGGCACTACCGCTTCACAGTTCGCGGGCATTGCAGGCAGCGAGGTCAAGAGCGCCCTGGTCTATCCTGACCAGAACGGCGGCAGATACGCCCCCGGCGAGGCCTGCAGCGTGTTCCAGCGCGGCAGCATCAATGTGCTGTGCCAGCGCGGGACCCCGGCCCTGGGCGGTGACGTTTACGTTCGCATTGCCAAGACCGCTGACTATGCCACCGCACTGGTCGGCGGCTTCGAGGCGGAAGCGGACGACAAGACCGCCGGGAACTCCGTCAAACTCACCAACTGCCAGTGGGGCGGTGCGGCTGATGCCAACGGCGTGGCCGAGCTGGTCATCCTCACCCGTGCAAACGCCTGATAGGAGGGCTTAGACTATGGCAAATTTCCTGAACGTTGGCACCACCAATGCCGGTACTTTCACCGTAAACAACGCCGGTGCTGCGCTGCCCGGCGGCACTCCCACCATGGACGCGGCTGCCATCCAGAGCGGCAACGCATTCCTGTCCAGTGAGCTGGAAAAGCGTGACCCGCTGATCCGCAAGCCCCTCACCAGCGTCACCTATCCCCGTGATATCCCCATCGAGGTAGGCGGCGGCTGGGTGGATTACGTCTCCGCCATGTCCGTGGCTTACGGTATGGCAGGCGGCTCCGGCGCTTCTGCCGCCAATGGCGGCGGCTCCAACGGCATCCCTGTGGTGCAGGCCAGCGTGAGCAAGGGTGCATTCAAGGCCCATGTCTTTGCGGCTGCTCTGCGCGTGATGTTCGTGGATATGCAGCGCGCAAACTTCATTGGCCGCAGCCTTGACCAGATGCTGCAGGACGGCATCCGGCTGGCCTACGACAAGCACATGGATCAGAACACCTACATCGGTTTCGACGAGTACGCTACCACCGGCCTTGTCAACAATCCCGATGTCACAAAGACCACTGCCGCAGCTTCCGGCACCGGATCCTCTGCCAAGTGGGCGGACAAGACCCCCAAGCAGATTTTGACGGACATCAACAATGCCATCACTGCCGTGTGGGCTGCCAACGAGTACGACGAGGCCGGTATTCCCAACCACATCCTGATCCCCTACGAGCAGTACAGCTACATCACCACCGCCATGGTGAGTGACCTGGGCACTGAGACCATCTACGACTTCCTGAAGAAGCACAACGTGGCCGCAAACCACGGCGTGGATCTGGAAATCGTTCCCACCCGCTGGGTCAAGGGCGCTGGCACTTCTGGCGGTGACCGCATGGTGGTTTACGTCAACAACCGCCGCTTTGTCAAGGCGGACGAGCTGGTGCCCCTGTCCCGCGTGATGAGCGCCCCCAACGTCACCAATGTCTGCTACGACACCGCCTATATGGCAAACGCATCCGAGGTGCAGCTCATGTATCAGACCTCCATGCTGTACGTGGACGGCATCTGATCAGGAGGTGGCAGAAATGGCTTTCGTACTTTCCAAAGCAAACATCATCCTGCCCAGCGCAGACGGCTCTCAGACCTTCCCGCTCCACCGGGAGCAGCTGGTCGAAGTGCCGGACTGGGCGGCAGAGACGGCTTACTTCAAGGCGCTGGTGGCCGATGGTGACATCGTACCCACGAGCCGCAGCGACAAGGCCGTACAGGATGCCGCAGACAAGCCCGTCCGCAAGAAAAAGACAGCGGACTGGGACAAGCCTGCTGAACCGCAGGAGCCTGCCGAACCGCAGGAAGACTGAGGAGGCTGCCCATGTGCTGGACGATGAAACCGCAGTTTCAGGGCGTTCTTGCGCAGGCCGCAAATCTGGGGCAGAGCGTGGGCAATTACACCGCAGAGCAGTTCAAGGCGGAATACCCGCAGTTCTGTGACGCGGACGGCAATTGCCACCTGCCGGATGTGATGCTGGAAGAGATTGTGAAAATGGCAAACGTCAGCATTCAGCCAGATAAATGGCTGGACAGCTGGCACTACGCCGTGGGGCTTTATGTGGCCCATTACGTCACTTTACAGCTGCGCACCTATGCGGAGAGCTCTTCCACCCCGGCACAGGCGGCAGCGTCCGGCGCACTGGTGGGCGTGGTGAAGTCTGCAACGCTGGGCGACAGCTCCGTGACCTACGATACCAGCGCATTGACCGCAGGAACGGCGGACTGGGGCGACCTGAACGCCACCACCTACGGCCAGATGCTGGCAAACCGTGCCCGCTTTATCGGTGCGGCCGGAACTTTTGTGATGTGAGGTGCACCCATGAACTGGAATGACTGGTATACCGACCTGATGGAGATCAGGCGCACGGAAACTGTGAAGGATGGCCAGCTGAGCCGCAAGGAACGGAAGGTCGTCCGCTCCGGCGTTCCATGCAGGGTGTACCGCAGCCAGGACAAGCCCCTCACCATGACCCGGACCGCAGCCAATGTCCAAAAAACGGACAAGCTGGCCTGTGATATTGATGTGGATATCAAGCCCGGCGATGAGCTAGTGATCCACAGGGGGGCACGGCTGGGGCACGCCGTGCAGGAGACCCGGTACTTCGCAGGGGATCCTGACCTGTACTATGAGCCGTTCGGGGCAGTGCTGCCCGGGCTGGCCCACCAGGAGATCACGCTTCTCAGTCAGGAGCGTGTGAAATGAACCTGCAGGAGTACATCAAGAAGCTGGAGGCGGCGCAGGCCGCTTTGCCAGAAATGCTCGCAGACGTTGCCCGCAATGCCACCCTCCGGGCCGTGGAAGTGGCGCAGGATAAGACCCCGCCCACAGCGGACAGCCTGAGCGGCACCAATACCCGCACCGGAGAGCTGAAACAGCACTGGGCAACTGACAGCCTCACCGAGCCAGAGAGGCGAGGTGGCGAAATCGTCACTGAGCTGAACAATAACAAGGAGTATGCATCTTACGTCAACGACGGCCACCGGATGGACAAGCACTTTGTGCCTGGGCTATACGCAAACCCCTATACCGGAATGCTGGAATACGACCCGGGCCGCCGGGGCGAGGTTGGCATGATGGTGGGCACGAAAACGACCTACGTTGAGGGGCTGCACATGTCCGATGCGGGCATTGAAGCCTATAAGCACACCGTGAAAGTAGAGACAGAAAAAGCCGTGAACAAGCTGGGAGAGATGCTGAAATGAACTTTACCATTACAACGCTGGCCCGGTCTTTGGCGGAGTATCTGGCCCCCATCCTGCCCGGTGTGCAGATGTTGGAAGACCCTGCCCAGCAAGGCGTAGAGCCGCCCTGCATGTTTATCCAGCAGCGGGGCAGCGATATCAAGCCTTACCCCGGCGGGCGCTGGCTGCGCACCATCCGGCTCGACCTGACCTATCTGCTGGACTATAACCTCACAGACCTGCGCCAGCAGTACAACCGGGCCGCTGAGGCGCTGGATTTCTGCATGGAGACTTTCCCGTATTCCGATGGTACGGATGCGGAAAAACTCCTGCATACCTACGAGCGCAGCACGGATATAGACGACGATGGCCTGCATTGCAAGTTTGAGCTGCGTGTCTTTGTGGAAAAGCCCGTGGACGCAGTGAAGATGCAGACCCAGACCGTAAACCAGAAGGTAGACCAATGAAACAGGATAATACCCAATACAGCCGGGAAGTGCTGCTGAAAGACCCGCGTTTTGCGGGGTATCAGCCGGATTTTCTGGCTGTTGTTTTACACAAACCGTTTTACACCCTCGCAGAGGCTGAGGCCGCTGTGAAAGAATTTTGGAAGGAGTGACACCTATGGCAGCAGGCGGAACCTGGACTGTACAGAACAAGGTGCGGCCCGGCATTTACTTTAAATTTCGCTCCAAGAACCAGCAGAATCTGACCGTTGGCGACCGCGGCAAGGTCACGATCTGCGAACCCATGAGCTGGGGCCCCGTTGGCAAGGTGATGGAGATCGCCGCCGGAGATGACCTGACCCCTTATACCGGTTACGACATCACAGACGCACACAATCGCTTTGCATCCATGCTCTTCAGCGGCTCCAACCGCACCGCAGCACCCACCAAGCTGCTGCTTTACCGCCCGGCCGCTGCGGACAGCGCAAAGGCCACCGGCGCTATCACCCCGCTGACGGCTACCGCAAAATATCCCGGCTCCCGAGGCAACGACATCGTTGTGATCGTCACTGCACTGACGGAACCTGCGGGCAGTTTCCAGGTCTCCACGGTCGTTGACGGTGTGGTGAAAGATCAGCAGACGGGCAAGACCGTTGCAGACCTGACCGGCAATGGCTGGGTGGATTTCAGCGGCACGGGCACTCTGGCCGCAAATGTCGGCACCCAGCTTTCCGGCGGCAAGGACGGCGAGGTGAACTCTGCCGCATACAGCACCTACCTGACGAACATCGAGCCCTACAACTTTGATTCCATGCTGTACGACGGCGAGGATGCCACCGTAAAGACCGCGATGGAGACCTTTATCAAGCGCGTGAACACCGAAGTGGGCCGCTTCTCTCAGCTGGTGGAAGCCAATGCCACCAACCCTGACACCCGCTTTATCGTCAACGTGTGCGGCGGCCTGGTAATGAACGATGGAACCACCCTGCCCCCGAAAGAGGCAGTCTGGTGGGTCGGCGGTGCGCTTTCCGGCGCGACCTACGCCAACGACCTGACGAATGCCGCCGTTCCCAACGCGGTGGACATCTCTCCCAAGATGACCCACAACCAGTATGTGGATGCCATCAATGCGGGAAAGTTCGTGTTCAACGCCGACGACGGCACCGTCCGGGTGGAGTACGACATCAACTCTCTGGTGACCTATACCAGCGAGATCGGCGAGGTGTACCGCTACAACCGCACCATGCGGCTGTGCAACACCATTGCAAACGACCTGTACAAGCAGTTCGCCCAGAGCTATGTGGGCATTGTGGACAACACCGAGGACGGCCGCCGCCAGTACAAGAGCGCCATCGTCAAATATCTGGATCAGATCCAGGCATCCGGCGGCATCCAGAACTTTGACGGCGAGACGGATGTCATTGTGGAAGCGGGCGAGGCAAAGGATGCCGTGCTCATTACGCTGGCCATCGAAGCCGTGGGCAGCACCAACAAGATCTATATCACCCTGGATGTGGCGTAAGGAGGTACAAAGATGAGTTATTTGATGGCCCAGGACACCCTGAACGGTGCAGAGGGCAAAATCACCATTACCCGGAACGGCCGCATTCTGGAAGCCGCAGGTATGCGGAACATCAAGACCATTGCGGGCATTCAGACTTCGGACATGAAGACCATCGGCACCCGAAAGGTGCAGAAAAAGGCAAACGGTGTCACTCAGACCGGCACCGGCAACGTCTATTTCGGCTCCAACGGCTCCAACCTGTTCACCGATATGGTGCTGAACTACATCGAAAACGGCGTGCAGGATCTGTTTGACATCACCATCACCAACCAGGACCCCACGTCCAGCGTGGGCGCGCAGGTAATGGGCTACTATGGCTGTGTGCTGACCGGTGATATCCCGCTGTCCATTCTGGACGACGAGGAGGCCATGCTGAACTACGATTTCAATTTCAGCTATACCAGCGTCAAGCGTCTGGAAGCATTCAAAGACCCTGCCAATCTGGGCAGCAACTGATTTTAGGAGGTATTTTTTATGAGCGCACTTTCTGCATTTCTGCATCCCACCGTCACCACCGAGGAAAAGGAAGTCATCATCTCCAAGCGCTTTCTGGGCGAGGACGGCAAACCTGTCCCCTTTAAGATCCGCTCCCTGACCCAGGAGGAGAACGCTGCCATCATCAAGGCTGCCACCCGGCAGAAAAAGGTGGACGGCCAGTGGCAGGATTCCATTGATGCCAACGAGCTGAGTGCCCGCACCATTGTGGAAGCTACTGTTTTCCCGGATTTCCGCAGCGCGGAGCTGTGTGAGGCCTACGGCACCAAAGACCCGGTTCAGGTTCCCGGCAAGATGCTTCTGGCCGGTGAGTTTGGCCGCCTGATCGATGCCGTGAGCAAGCTCTCCGGCTTTGACAAGAGCCTGGACGAAGAGGCAAAAAACTGATCTCCGGGGGCAGCTGGGATATCGACGTGCTGGTGGCATACTACTGCTTCGATAACCTAAGCTGGCCCCCGGGCAAGTACGATGCCCTGCCGGTGCGTGAAAAGGCGCTGGTCAGGGCTTTTGCTTTGCGCTCCATGGAAAAGCGCAGAGAGGAGACCCAGCGGATGAAGGAGGCGGGACGAAATGGCTAAGATTCAAGAAACGCTTGTCCTTCAGGATCAGTTTTCCTCTTCCTTTGGTGCATACATTCAGGCTGCGCAGAGAGCATCCAGCTCTACCACAACGGCACAGGCAGCGGCCCGGAACTATCAGTCTGTTTTGAACAGCGTTTCCCGACAGCTGATCTCCGCAAATGCAAAGTTTGAATCGTATGTAGCCCAACAGGAAGAAATGGTTGCCGCCGGGCAGCAGAACACGGAAGCGTTCAAAAAGCTGGACACCCAGACCGAGAAGCTGGGCGCAACCATCCGAGGGCTGGAAGCGCAGCAGCAGACCCTGACCCAATCCATGAAAGCAGCTGAAAACGCCGCCAGTGTAACAGCAGCGGCCAAGGATGAGGCGGCGGCAGCCACAAAGCGGTTGCAAGAGCAGGAAAACATGGCGCAAAGCGTCACCCAATCCCTGACCTCGTCTGTTCTCCGGCTGGCGGCCTCTTATTTGAGCATTCAGGGCCTGAAAAAGGCCATTGACCTGTCTGACAGCTTGGTCTCCATGCGTGCCCGGCTTGACCGGATGAACGACGGCCTGCAGACCACGAAGGAACTGGAAACGACGATCTACCAGTCTGCCCAGCGTTCCAGGGGCAGCTTCACCGACACGATGGGGCTGGTCTCCCAGCTGGGTACCATGGCCGGGGATGCCTTCAGCAGCTCCAAAGAGATCGTGCAGTTTGCAGAGCAGCTGAACAAGCAGCTGGCCCTTTCCGGCGCGTCCGGTTCGTCTGCGCAGGCCGCAATCCTCCAGCTGGAACAGGGGCTTGCATCTGGCGTGCTGCGCGGCGATGAGCTGAACAGCGTGATGGAGCAGGCCCCGGCTCTGGCAAAGTCCATTGCAGACTATATGAAAGTCAGCGTGGGTGAGCTGCGCGAGATGGGCTCTCAGGGGCAGATCACTGCCGACATCGTAAAGAATGCGCTGTTTGCGGCGGCCAAGGACACGAACGCGGAGTTTGAAAAGACCCCCATGACATGGGCGCAGGTCTGGACGGTGGCAAGCAACACCGCCGTCCGGGCGCTTGACCCGCTGCTGACGGCCATCAACTGGGTGGCAAACAATCTGGATGTTGCAATTCCTCTGGTAGTCAGCCTGGGCGCAGCATTCGGCGTGCTCCTGATCGCCGCCAACTGGACAAACATCCTCGCAACGGCTACAAAAACAGCTGCGTCCATGCAGGCATTCTATAACGCTGTTATGGCAGCGAATCCCATCGCCCTAACTGCTGCGGCAGTTCTGGTGCTGGTGGCTGCTCTGTATGGAGGCGTGGCAGCATTCAACAAGCTGACCGGTTCCAGCATTTCGGCCACGGGCATCATCACCGGAGCTTTTACAACGATGGGGGCATTCATCCTAAACGGTACATTGGTTCCGCTGCACAATGGCTTTGCCGCATTTGTGAACTTTCTGGGCAATGCGTTCAATGACCCAATCACAGCAATTGATGTTCTCTTTTATGATATGTCCATTACCATCCTGAAGTACGTCCAGAACGTAGCACAGGGTTTGGAAGGCCTTATCAACATGATTCCGGGCGTGGAAGTGAACATGACATCCGGAATCGATAAGCTCATCGGAAAGCTGGAATATGGCCGGAACTGGACCATCAAACAGAACGGATACAAAGAGTATATCAAGCCGTGGGAGAACTTCGACCTCGGCAAGGCCTACAATGCTGGTCACGACTGGGGCGCGAACCTCGGAAAATCCGGCCTTATGGGCACCGGCACGGGAGAGCTGGAAATTCCGCAGGCGGCAGACGTGAAAGACCTGCTGGGCAACATCGACAAGAACACCGGCAAGATCGCAAAGACCGTGGATCTGTCCGATGAGCAGATCAAGATGCTGGTGGATGTGGCTGAACGGAAGTATATCAACAACGTCAACCTGACGAGCCAGACCCCCATGATCACCGTGCAGGGCCAGAACACCGGCAGCACCGAAAAGGATGCCCGGAATCTGGCAGACAACCTGCGGGACCTTCTGTTGGATATGATGAACGCAGGCAGCACCGTCACCGTGCAGTAAGGAGAAAGAGATGTCCCTGTACAAACTGTATTTTTCCAGCGGCGCAACGGTGATCGCCCTGCCCATCAACCCGGAAAAGCTGCCGGAGACCCTTTCTGCTGACAACGGAACCTATAACGTGCTGGGCCTTGGCCCTATCATGCAGCCCCGCACGCCGAACCTGCGCACCGTGTCCATTTCGGGCCTGCTGCCCGGGCGGCGGCTGCCGGGCCAGACCGGCATTCATCTGCCCCCGGCGGTGTACATGGCGTTCTTCACCACCGCCATGAAGAGAAAGTCCCCCATCGTCTACACGCCCGTCCGGTTCTATGAGAACGGTGTTCCGTTCCTGGGGCCGAGCCTGGGCTTTCGGTGCCTCGTTACCAGCTTCAAGACAGAGGAGCGCGGCGCGGAGACGGGAGATTTCTACTTTGACCTGAGCCTGACCGAGTACAAGGATTACTCCCCGCAGAGGGCCGTTGTGCAGGGCGCTGGCCAGACCGGAACCTTTTCCCCGGCCAGCATCGTTTCTGATGCGGCCAGCGTGGCCGCACGGGCCGTTTCAGCAGCTATGGCGGTAAACACTGCGGTGGATGCGGCGGGCTCTGTAAAGCTCTCTCTGACCCCCACCAGGAGCACACCGGCAGACCGGCTGGTTGTGGGGGCCAGACGGAAAGCCTCCGGGAAAGTTTACGGCACCGGCAGCGGGGAGGAAGTTCTGACCAGCATCCATGGCCAGATCGTTGTGGTGCGGCGCATCATCGACCGCTCCCGGCCCTGCCCCGTCTGCGTGGCAGACACCGGCGGCACTGTGCTGGGCTGGATGCCGGAGAACAGCCTGCAGGAGGTGGAAGGGTGACATACGAATTTTTGGCCGCACAGAAAGCAACCGGAAACACTTTGAAACTGCGGCCTACACAAGTGGTATGGTCTACCCAGCGCACCGGTCAGCCGGGCAAGTTGACCTTTACCTATCTTCGCACCCCAGAATCCAAACTGGAAGAGGGAGACGTGATCCGCTTTTCTGTGAATGGTCAGCTGCAGTTTTACGGCTGGGTGTTTACCCGTGGCTTTGACCGCTGGGGGCCGGTGGACGTGGTCTGCTATGACCGCATCCGGTATCTCAAGGCAAACGCCAGCTACTCCTTCTACGGCCAGAGCGCCGGGGACATCATCCGGCAGATCGCAGAGGACTTTGAGCTGGACGTGGGGGAGCTGGCCGACACCGGCTACAAGCTGCCCTCCCTCATCATGCAGGACAAAAGCTGCATCGACATCATCAACACCGCCTTGCAGAAGACCCTGCTCAACACCGGCAAGGTCTACGTTTTCTATGATTCCGGAGACGGGCTGGCTCTGAAAGAAGCCGGCAGCCTGAAGACCGATATTGTCATCGGAGATTACAGCCTGATGACGAACTACACCTTCAATTCTTCCATTGATACCCAGACCTACAACAGCATCAAGCTGGCCCGGCCCAATCAGAAGACCGGAAAAGCGGACGTTTTTGTGATGAAGGATTCGGAGCACATCGGGAAATGGGGGCTTTTGCAGCTGTACCAGACCGTGGACGAGGCGGCCAACGATGCACAGGTAAAGGAACAGGCAAAGGTGAGCCTGGAATACTACAACCGCGTATTGCAGCAGCTCAAGTTTTCCTCTCTGGGAATCCCCAATCTCCGGGCCGGGGCGCTGATCCTGGTGAACCTGTCCGATCTGGACGGTGAGCCGTTCAAAAAGTATGTCATGCTGGAAAAGGTGGAGCACACCTTCAAAAATGACGAACACACCATGGAACTGGAAGCAAAAGCACTGTAAGGAGGGAGAAGCGTGGATTTACTGGGAGTATTGCAGGAGATCAACCGGCAGACCAACGATGCCGGGCAGCCCACAGACCTGCAGGTCGGAACAGTGACAAAAGCCCCGCCGGACGATGATGAGCTGGAGATCCAGATCAGTGAAGCAATGGCCCCGCTGAAGCAGGCTGTGCTCTATCTGGCAGAGCCTGTCATTGAAAAGAAGATTCCCATCCTGCGCCACCGGCACGAGATCAAGATCCTGCAGCACAAGCACGCAACGCCGTCCGGCCCAAGCGAGGACGCATTCACATCCCCACCCTACTTCACGGAGTGGTCGGCCCTGCCGGATGGATTTGACGCAAAAGTGCAGGCAGAAAATTTTGTGGGCTGGGAAAACGGCGCTGCGCTGCCTTTGAGCAAGGACAAAAAGTACATCATTTTGAACCCGGCCCTGAAAGCCGGGGACAAAGTGCTGCTTCTCCGTGTTCAGAGCGGCCAGAAATTCATTGTTCTTTCCCGAGTATACGGAGGTGAATCGTAATGGCTACGCTTCCTACAGGCGCGTCCATCGACCTTTCCGGCGGCGTGGAGTACGTTTCTCAGCCGTCCAGAACCTGGTTCATTGACCAGACATCTGGCCGCATCGTCGGGGAATGCGATGGGTACGAGGCCGTAAAACAGGCTGTGAATGTGATCCTGAACGTGGAACGTTACCGCTGGCAGATCTTCCGTTCTTACAGCGGCATGGAGTGGGAGGGCCTGCTGGGGCAAGACCCGGGCTATGTGGCTGCAGAATTGCAGCGCCGCCTGGAAGAAGCCCTGACCGTGGACGACCGGGTGACCGGCGTGAAGGACTTTTCTTACACAGTGCAGGGACAGGCCTTGACGGCATCCTTTACCGTCTCCACGATCTACGGCGAAATGCAGGCAAGCACGGAGGTGAACACCGCAGCATGATCGATTTTTCTACCGCACAGTACCGGGCTATTCTGGACTATATGCTGTCTCAGATCCCGGACGACTACGACAAGCGGGACACAAGCCCCATCCCCACAGCGCTTTCTCCCGCCGCCTATGTCTTTGAGGGGTTCTTCCTTTCCCTGAATATGATGCAGCGGCAGGCGTTTTTTCAGACAGCCACCGGCAGAGCGCTGGATCTGCTGGCCCCCATTGCCAGCGTTACCCGCAAGCAGGCCACGGCGGCGGTGCGAAAAGGCGAGTTCAATATTGATATCCCGCTGGGCAGCCGGTTCTCTACCATCAACGGCGCGGACAGTATCAATTTTATTGCGCTGTCCGCTCTGGGTTCCGGGCACACCTACCGCCTTCTGGCCGAAACGCCCGGCACCATCGGCAACGACTACACCGGCCCTATCCTACCCATCGACACCATTCAGGGTCTGACCTCTGCCCGGATCTCGGATATCCTGACACCCGGAGATGAGACCGAGACCGATGACGAATTCCGCGCCCGCATCGAAGCGTCGCTGAACAGCCGCTCCTTTGGCGGCAATGTGGCGCAGTACGTGGAAGAGATCAAAAAGCTGGACGGTGTGGGCGCTGTGCAGGTGTACCCGACATGGAGAGGCGGCGGCACGGTGCTCTGCTCCGTTCTGGGTTCGGACTGGCTGCCTGCATCCACCGACCTTGTGCAGACCATTCAGAATACCATCGACCCGGTGCCGTACTCCGGGCAGGGGCTCGGTCTTGCGCCCATCGGTGCAAAGGTAACGATCACGGCCCCGGAGAAGCTGGAAGTTTCGGTCACCGCATCGGTGACACTCCTGCCCAGCTACTCGCTGGATACAGTTCGCACCGCGGTACGGGAGGCGCTGGAGGCATATCTGCTCAATGTGCGGAAAAGCTGGGAGACCAATATCAGCAAGACCGGCATTGAGTATAGCGCCAACGTCTACACGGCCCGCGTATCTGCGGCCATCATCATGGCAGAGGGCGTGGTAAACGTGACAAACGTCCAGCTGAACGGAGCAGCGGACGATTTGATTCTGACAGAAACCGGCGCACAGCAGCAGGTTCCTGTGGTGGGGACGGTGACGCTGCATGAAGCTTGATCTTTCGCACGACCTGCTGCCGCTGCTGCCGCCCATCTACCGGGAAGTGCAGGATTACCAGCAGATCTGTGCTGCCGAAAAGGCGGAATTTGATCGGCTGGCCGGTTCTGTGGAAGGGGTTCAAAGCAACTTCTTTTTCCAGACCATGGACGAGGATTCCGTTGCACGGTGGGAAAAGGTGTTTCACATCGTGGCTGTCCCGGAAAAGGAGTCTCTGGCGTTCCGCAGGCAGCGTGTAATGACCCGCATTGCGACCCGCCCGCCCTACACACTGGGGTTTCTGTATCAGAAGCTGAATGAGCTGATTGGCGCGGGTGAATGGACGTGCTCCATCACATACCCGCTCTACGAGCTGAGGCTTGCGACGAGCGCAAAGAGCCAGTCGTACTACGACGAGGTGACGCACCTGATCAACCAGATCAAGCCTGCACACATCGTCTTTATCAGTATGCCGTACCTCAAGACCGGCATCCTGATCACAGAGCAGGTCGAGGTGCAGAAATACGATTATCAATATCGTCTGGGCGGCTGGGCCCTTGGAAAAAAGCCGTTTGCCGAACTCGGAGGATGGACGACCGCAAAGGCTGCTGCATCGCCGACACTGACGCGGACGCTTCTTCTGGACGTGGCCCACAAGGCGGCAGAGCTTGCCACGACGGCACGGCTCAACCGCGCAGCGACCGTGAAACCGCTGAAAAGCGTCATTGCATCTGCGACACTGCAGGTGGGTTCTAAAACGTTGATGATCGCGGGTGAAAGCCTGAAACTCGAAGCGTCGGTGGAACCGATGACGGGCACTCATGCCGTCACGCACTACGAGATACTGAACGATGCCGGAGAGGTGCTGTATTCCTCGGATTGCTATTTTGGCGTGACCGAAAAAACGGACGTAGATGTAAATCTCTCTATTCTGGAGGGCGCGGACACCGTGCTGGCAAGCGGAAGCCAGTATCACTATCTTCTGGGCAGCTGGCTTTTGGGCAAGACTTCCTTCGCGTCACCGGGACAAAATGATTTTGTCCCGGTGACGGCCGCCACGCCCGCTTCTGCATCTGTGACCCCGCTGCTTCTGGCAAGCCTAGCCTCGTATCTGGCAGATCACATCGACACGGTGCAGCTGAACGGCGATTATACCGTTCCGAACCTTGCAAAGAGCCTTTCCGGAGCAGCAGTCACGCTGCAGTATGAGCTTCTTCCATCGGAAAAGATCACAAAAGTCTCTTCCATCTCCGCACAAGATGCGTTCGGAGCCGCCCTCACACAGGACGATGTCAACATCGAAACCACGTCCAGAACAAAGTTAAAACACACCATTATCTTCAAGGAGGGAACTTTGCTTTATGGCGGATGATATCCTGAAAAACATTCCTCTTCCCGCTGATCTCCCGGAAAATTGGACATCCGGTCAGATCATCGCCCCGACCGGCGCTGAGGCTGGTCTGGACGAGCAGCACGGGTACAACTACCTGATGAGGCAGGTCAACAACGCACAGAAGGCGGCGAATTTGCTGAACAAGGGCAAAGCCGAAGTCGTCGCCCCGCACACCTTCACCATCCCCACGACCGGCTGGGTGGACGACACCTCTGTGGCGGACTTCCCGCACAAGCTGGACATCTCCATCGCAGAGCTGACCGCACAGGACATCGTAAACGTGGTGGTGGCTCCAGACGACACTACACCGGCTGCAGATGCCTGTTTCGCCAACACTGAAACCCATCAGGGCATCCTGCGTCTGCGGGCAAAGGATGTGCCTACGGCAGCCATCAACGCCACATGGTACATCGTGAGATAAGGAGGCTACACATGGCATACGGAGCATTTATTGTTGGGGGGGGGGGGGCAATCCCACGTATTGGCGATGCTATCGTCACCACCGTAAAAACATCCCCGGCTACACGCTATAAAAATACAACGTGGGAACTCGTCGCACAGGATCGAGTGCCGATGGGTGCCGGAGATGGGCACAAAGGTGGGGAAACGGTAGAGGCAGGACTGCCGAATATTAAGGGCGGGATCAATCCCTCTTATGGAAGTTTTATGTGGGCAAAAGGAACAAATTCTGGTGCTTTTGGTGATCCGTCGGGTGGGGCTCATGAACATTATACGAACTCGTATACCGATGATTTTGATGCACCCACTGGCACAGCTGGACTTGTTTTTGACGCTTCTTTCTCCAACCCCATTTACGGCGCATCCAACACCGTCCAACCCCCGGCATACTACTTTTACTTCTGGAGGCGAGTTTCCTGAAAAGGAGACTTACAATGGCTTATGGTACTATGAGCATTGGAAACGCAGGTTTTACGAAAAAATTCATATCCGCTCTGTTCCTGCTGATGCACCCAAAGGGTGCCCTGTTCGGCAGTGGTGACCCGACCAGCCCTGCCGAACTTTACGGCGGCACATGGGAGCGAATCGAGGGCAGATTTATTATGGGTGCAAGCGATGCCTACCCGGCAGGGAGTACGGGCGGTGAAGCAGAACATAGCCACGCATACGCTGTTACATACATAGCAAACTACGGCGGAATTGTCGGTGGCTCTAGCGATTATTCCGTTATGGCTTATAACGGTACAACCGGAGGGAATAACATAGCTGCTAGTGATGCCGGTACTGGGATTGGCAATCATTATAGTGCTGTCTCCACAACTCCAAATCAGACGATTTATTACAAAAGGAGTTTGGGCAGAACTGGGTATGGAACAAATATGCCGCCCTACTACTCCGTGTACATCTGGCGGCGTGTCGACTGAAAGGAGACCTTATGAAAATTATCGACAGTAACGGCAACCTCATCGAAGCCCCCGACCTGACGAAAGGCTACCTCAAGCAGGAGACCCAGACTGTCCATCACGATGCTGTGACGGGCGTGGAAGAGGTCAGCCACTACGAGACCATCCGTGAATATCCAAACGGGGGGAAAGACGTAAAGAAAGTCGTGGATGTCAAAGCTGTTCCGGCTCAGGGAGCCTATGACGAAAAGGTGGAGGTACAGCGGTATGTGCTGTACACCGCCGACGAGCTGGCCGCACAGGAAAAGGCCCGCAAGGAAGCAGAGGAAAAGGCACAGCTGCCCACCGCGGAAGAGCGCCTTGCCGCTCTGGAAGCGGCTATGCTTGACCTGCTGGCCGCACAGTAAGGAGGATAATATGGTTTTGTTCTATGTGACCCAAATTAAGCTGCACCGCTTTGACGGCGCTTTTACCATCGACAATGTTCCTGACCGGTACAAGGATGCTGTGATGAAAAAGCTGACGGAGGAGGGTTTTTATGAGGTGGAAAGTGATGCTTGACTTCCTGAGGGATATTTTCTCTGCGCTCTCCCATGCTGCCGGTGACAGTGCCGACAAGGAAGAGCCTGCCCCTGCACCGGACGTGCCCACTGTGGACACCGTGATCGGGTGGGCAGGGGAACCGCCTTACCGGTACATTGACGTGAGCCGGTATCAGAATGAAATTGACTGGGCACAGGTGGCGGCGGCGGGCTACAAGGGGGCAATGCTCAAGACGGTATCCACCAACAAAAAGCTCTCCAAGCGGGCAGACGGCCTGTACATCGACCCGACCTTTGAGACCAACTACCGCAACGCCCGGGCTGCCGGGCTGGACGTGGGCGTGTACTACTACACCTACGCCACCAGCGAAGCAATGGCCGATGCAGAGCTTGCCCTTCTGCGGCAGGCGGTCTACGGCAAGGAGCTGACCCTGCCTGTGGCGGTGGACGTGGAGGAAAACAAGCTCAAGCCCATGAGCACCCTCGACCTCACCAACCTCACCGCCTACGCGCTGGAACAGGTGGAGAAGATGGGTTTTTATGCCCAGCTGTACACCTACACCCACTACTCCAGCATGGAACTGGATATGGGCCGCCTGGCAAACCGTTGGGACATCTGGCTGGCCGACTACACGGGCAAGGCCCCGAGGGTCGATTTTGCCTACAACGCACACCAGCACACCAGCAAGGGCAGCGTGCCGGGCATCTCCGGCAACGTAGACCTCAACGTGACCACCGTCAATTACCCCCGTATCATCCGCAAGAAGGGCCTGACCCGTCTCCGGGAGGGCAAATGACCGAAAAAGAAGCTTTGCTGTGGGTGCTTGGCATCCTGGGCAGCCTGTGCGCTGCGGCCATCACCATCGACAAGGTGCTGGAAATCATCCACAAGTACATCAAAAAGGCACAGGCCACAGACAATGCGCAGAATAAACGGCTGGATGAGCTGGACAAGCGCATCGGCACCTTAGAGCAGGGCCAGCTTCAACACACGCAGGCCCTTGCCCGTGACTTGCGCCGCTTTGAAGAAATCGATGAAGTGAGCCGTTTGACCCTCGACGGGGTGCGCAACCTTCTGGATGCGCAGTTGTCCGGCAACAACCGCGAAGGGATGCAGAAAAGCCGCACCGAAATCGACAACTATCTTCTGAAAGGAGTTACCAATCATGGAAGCGATTCGTAATATTTTGACCGCACTTCCCGCCCCTGTGGCCCTTGTGCTCATGCTGGGCGGCTTTGTGTTTTACGCCCTGGGCTGCATCCGGCTGGGCTATGGTGCTGCTGTCAAGGGCACCGTGCTTGACCTGATCGAGCAGGCAGAGCACGAGATTCAGGGCACAAAGCGCGGCGCAGAGCGCAAGGCGTGGGTGGCACAGATGCTTCGCACGGCCCTCAGCGCCAGCAAGTGGGGCAAATTCATCTCGTGGGCCATCACCGATGAGACTATCGGGGTGATCATCCAATTTTTCTTTGATCGCATGAAAGCGGCGCTGCAAAAGCAGTAAGGAGGATATCATGGCAAGCACTACATACGCACACGGACGTTTTCGTGACCTCACGAAAACATACCATCTCGGAAATGCCAACAAAATGGTGACAAAATGTCACCGGTTTACCGTGCTTGGCAATATGGTGCGCAACGCCGGACAGCTGCCGCAGCCCTTCTGGCTCGGTGTTGCTTGTGGCGGCGGCTCGTGTAGTTCTGCCCGCTGCGCTGCAAGGACTTGACCGACAGCAGATGACCGCCGCCATCAAGAACGCACCGCTTGGGAGGGTAGACCGAAAGATTGCTCTTTTGCGGTACGTTGAGCGGCTCCCGCTTCCGGACATTGCAGCACAGACACATTACAGCCGGACGGCGATAGGCTACCGGCTGAAAGGTATTGAAAAAGTGCTTGGATGAGCAGAATCCCCCGGTGTTCCGTTTGGAGCATCGGGGGATTTGTTGTTTATGCAATTCCGTATTTGTGCGCATACTCAAGCAATTTCTTTTTTGCCCTTTCGTGGATATCCTTGGTTTTTTCACAAGGGTTTTGAGTGTAACTGTAAAAACTTTCTTCTTCAAGATTAGAAAGAAAATCCAAAACCTTTTGATCAAATAACTCGTTCATAATGGTCCTCCAATATTTTGTTTTCCTTGCTGTGATTATAGTATAGCACTATTTACAGTGTATGTAAATTGGCATTTCCGACAATGTTTATAGTGCTGTCTTGTACATATTTTGTATTGTAAACAGTGCTGTTTTTTGCTATACTTGGGCAAATGAAACGGGAGGCATTTTTATGATTTCTGAAAAGAAAAAGGCATCCAATGCCAAATGGGACAAAGAAAATATGACAAGCTTGGCCTGCCGCGTAAAAAAGGACTACGCGGAAAAGTTTAAGGCGGCGTGCATAGAGGCTGGAACGACCCCAAATGCCGTATTAAAGCAGGCAGTTGAAGAATTTTTGCAGGCGCATACAAAATAACAGCTCAAACCCAAGCGCTCATGCGGCTTTGTGCCGTGTGGGCGCTTTTCTTTTTTGTCCTTCGTTGTGCCTTTGTTGTCTCTCGCTTTTGAAGAAAGAGATAGACTTATCTCAGAAAGAAGAAAGGGGAGAGCCGTATGGGATATCCGTATGGAGGGTGGCAGCAAAACCCGTTCACGATGGTGCCGACCATCGCGGATGTGGACAAGGTGGTGACTCAGCCGGGCGAGACAAAGTGGATCATGGTGCAAAATGACCCCGTGCTGGCTGTTAAGACAGCCAACGCCATTGGGTATGCATCCAGTGAGTACTACCGCCTGACAAAGATCGACCCGTCAGCGATGCAGACACCAGCAGAGACGCAGTATCTGACCTCTGCGCAGGCAGATCAGAAAATACAGGCTGCCGTAAAGGCCGAGGTGGAGCGCGTGATGGCACAGTATCAGACGGCCCCGGCGGCTCCTGCAAGGCCCGCACGGGCAAAGGAGGGTTAAGGTATGGAAAATCCTTTGATGCAGTTTCTGGGCGGTACTTCCGGCCCTTCCATGCCCGGCCCGATGGGCAATGCGGTGCAGCTTCTCCAGCAGTTTCAGCAGTTCCGCTCCGCTTTCCAGGGCGATGCAAAGCAGCAGGTGGAGCAACTCCGCAAGTCCGGCAAGATGACGGATGAGCAGTACAAGCAGCTGGAAGCGATGGCAAAGCAGATCATGCCTTACCTCAAGTAGTCGAAAGTCGTGCGCACGGCTTGAAATTTTTCACACTTAACAAGAAAGGAAATCAATCATGGATAATATGTCTCTGAGCGATATCGCTGCCGTGACCCGTGGCAATGACAAAGACGGCTGGGGCCAGGGCGGTGCGTGGTGGATCATCATCCTCTTCCTGTTCGTCCTTATGGGCGGCAACGGCTTCTGGGGCAACCGAACCGGCGAGTTTGGCCAGTATGCGACCGCCGCAAGCCAGCAGGAAATTCTCTTCGGCCAGCAGTTCGGCCAGATCAACGACAGGCTGACAAATATCGGCAACGGCATCTGCAATCTCGGTTACGAGATGCAGGGCAGCGTCGGCCAGCTGGGCAAGGAAGTCGCTCTGGCTCAGGCGGGCACCAACACCGCCATCCTGCAGACCGGCAACGGCATCCAGGCACAGCTTGCTCAGTGCTGCTGCGACAACCGGCTGGCGACTGCCAACCTGGCAGCCCAGATGGACAAGCAGACCTGCGCGATCAACTCCAATATTGACGCGAAGTTTGCCGAGCTCCAGAAGCAGCAGTATGAGCAGACCATCGCGGCCCAGAATCAGAGGATCAGCCAGCTGGAGCTGGCCTCCCAGATGTACGGCGTTGTGAAGTACCCCAACGGCTACTCTTACAATGCGGGCCCGAGCCCCTTCTGCGGCTGCAATAACGGTTGCGGCAACATCTAACACATACGCCCTTTTGGCGAGGATCGGCGGGGCGGCAAAGGCTGCTCCGCCATTTTATATAAGGAAGGAGATATTTTATGTCTAAATCCGCGATTTATACCGCCAACACCTCGGCTCAGACCGTGGCGGTAAACGACGTTATCCCTGTCGGCATCACTTCCCGGCGGTTCGGCTGCAACATCCGGCAGGACGGCAACACCATCACCCTGCTGGGCCAAGGCTACTACCATGTGACCGTGTCTGCTACACTGGCCCCCACGGCGGCGGGAACCGTGACCCTGACCGGTCAGAAGGATGGCGTGGCTGTCATCGGTGCTACCGCTTCTCAGACTGTGGCCGCTGCGGCTGCACCGACCAATCTGGCACTGACTTTCCTGGTGCGCAATGCGTGCGGCTGCGAAAGCTCTATCCTGAGCTTCCTTCTGACCGGCACTGCTGCCGTGGTGAACAACCTGGCTGTGACCGTGGAGAAGCTGTAAAAAGGAGGATCTGGTTATGATGGACGAAACAAAGTTTGCAGGGTATAAGGACACACTTGTTCATGCTGCAAAGCAAATGGCCGAAGAGTACAGCGATGCGATGAACTACGCAAGCATGGCGATGGACTATAAAACCGTCTGCCCCTATGCTTCTTCTGAGTGGTATAAGCTCTCTGGGGAAGAAATGGAGCACGCTGATGCAAACCGCCGCATTGCACAGAAAATCCTTACCGGTGTTGACAGTGAGGATTCTGCGGCTGGCGTAGAGCTGCATCACATGTGGAGCATGGCGGAAGACCTTGTTTCTGGTCTGTGCGAAGCCGTTACAAAAGAACGCTCCGCATACATGCGTTGAATTTTTGCAACATTTGTTGTAAGATAAGGTGGACGATTTATCGCTTTTAGAATTCGCCATAAGCGAACAACAAACTAACAATTAAAGTAAAAATAGCATAAATACGAAAAATATTATTGATTTGTAATCAGTGGGTTGCAGGTTCAACTCCTGTCACCAGCTCCAAAAA